ACGGCCCCAGCCCGGCTGACCCGGTAAACACGACACGGCGTGTAATTGCGTTAATATTGTAATCAGCCATTTCGGTGCCTCATATGATTGCTGTGATTATACATCATTTTATCATCCCTGATAAGGACGGTTTTTCTGCGTTATCTGGCGCTGTTAATTTTGGAAAACGGCGCTTGTTCTTTTGCTTTGCCAGCTTTTCCGCAAATTCTGGAAACTCAATTTCTGAGCCAAACAACCCATACTCTGACAAATCTTCTGGCACCAGAGCATATTCAAACAGGCGAGGGTCAGCTTCATTTTCAGACCTAGCGCCAAACATTCTGATCTGCGCAATCTTGCGATACTGGCCTACAATGTTATTGACCATTGAACGCATATCGCCAATAGAAAGCTCTGTCTGAGAAAACTCAGCATCATCCATCATTTCGCTCATTGTGGCGTTGATGTTTTCTTTCATCGTCATGCCATCAATGACAATCTCTTTTGCGTAAAGGGTCTTATATCTAGCCTCAATCTCTGGTGGTATTTTGATGCCGTCAAATTTTCTTTGTGCCGGTGGGATTGCGTGATGGATTGCGTCAAGAAACTCTTTGGTTTCATCATGCTCACCAAACGTCATAGACAATGGCTGCCAAGCTGGGGCATTGGTCATGCCAATAGGGTCGCCATAATCATCCAGCTTGATAGGCACATCCTTTGAATATACTGGAATGCGTGAGCGCCACCTGTTGTAAGCCTCACCCAAACCAACAAGGGCATCAGGGAAATCCTCGCCAACGCCGACATTGCTAACAGCCGGGTCTATTGCACGTTCAATGCGTGACGTTAGTGTGCTGTTTGTAAATCCAAGAACAGGCGTTCCAGAAATGAGGAAGCTGCCATATTGCTGCGAGATTTGATTAAACATAGCAACAAGCCTATCGCCGCCATCAGTCTGACGCTGGTTGGCAATCCGCATTACTTTTGCAAAGGTTTGCATCGCCGGTATTGATGTTGAGTATTCAGCCAGCGCAGCAACGCCTGCATCAAACGCAGCTTGTTGGAATGACCCATCTTCGTCATATTCGTGATAGCGCATAGCGTCAGCATATGCAGCGCCCAGAAGCAGCGGCATATTTGCAGGCTCAAGGCGCTTCATAGAAATATAGATATTTCCTTCAAAGTCTTGGCCTGTGCCTTCTGTCACGTTTTCAGCGCCGAGAATGTCACGCAATTGCTGCACGTTCTGAGATGTAATTTGATCCTTGCCAATAACAAAAGAAAATGGTTGCCAGCCGCGTGACTGCAAAGCCCGGCGCTGGTCTGTGTCAGCCGGGCCTGCGCCTGTTGTGGTGCCGTCACCAGCCATAAGATAGCCAGCGTAAAGCATACTGCCGCCAAGAGTTAATCGGCTGATAGCAAGGTCTTTGCCCCTGCCACCCTTTTGCATTTCGCTATAAAAGCGCGGTGACACAAACGCAAGCGGCCCAGCCCTTGCGCTGCTTTCAATTGCAATGTTTGTTAGGGTCTTTGAGAACGGCACCAATGGCTTTACATACCATTTATTCATCAGCTTTGATGCACCAGAGTAAATGCCGGAGAATGGTGCCTCTCTGTTTAAATCATCTTGCAGCGTGACTTGTTTGCGCCACGCATTGATGCTCATCTCAATATCTGCCGGGCGCTCTGTCAGCAGCTTTTGCACAGCACGTTGTGCAACTGACATAGCTTGCGCCGCTGCTGTCTTTGGCTCTGCCCCTGCGTCAATCATTTCTTGTAATGTTGTGTCGTAAATTCTGCCGCCTAGACGGGCAGCCTCTTCGTGCAATTGCATACGCTGCGCCGTGCCAGCAAAAAACTCATCGGCAGCGCCCAGTGCGCGAAATGGCACAGAGTAAACCAGACCCATACTGTTAAGAACTTTGCCAAGCACGTTGTCTGATAAATCAGGAAACTCGCGTATTTGTTTTGTAAACGGTATTTTGTAATTTGCGCCAGCCCAAAACTTTGTCGTCAGCGGGTCTGTCGGTGCGTCTTTGGCGGCACCACCCTCTAACAGTTTTGCGCCCATCATAGACCAACCATCAATCATGCCATTTCTAAAACCTGACACCCGCGCATAAAGGTCAGCCCCATAATAACGATCTGGGTCTGTCTTATATCCAAATGTTTTTGCGAGGCGCTGGCGCAACATACCAATCGGCACAGACAAGGCCCGCTCAGGAACATCCATAAACAAATTGAGCGCGTTACCGGCGGCGTTATACATATGGGTCGTTGGGTCATTCAGCATGACCGATTGAGCCATATAGACAATAGCCTCATAAGACTTGCGGCTGACGCTGTTTTTTAACAAAGCGTTTCTGGCTGCCGGGCTGTTGGTGTTGTTGTATGTTTCTGCCAACATCCGCAATTGATCATCGCCGCCAAGATTGTCAAGCGCATCACGAACCTCTTTAATGCTCAAGCTGTCGCCGCGATCACGCGCACCTTTGAACACGTTCATTGCTCTAGCAACGTCAGTCTTTGCGCCTGATAGCTGATCGAGGATCATGTTGTGCTGCGCCATAGCCTCGCGCAACTCTAGCTTTCCAGCGTCATCTAATTCTCCGCGTCCGGCCATACGCATCAGATCATCAACCTTGCCTGCGCTAACGTCATGCAAAACCATCAGGCCAGCCATACGTTGCGCAAGTTCATTGTTCCCAACGCTGCTGCTAATGTCCTGACCAGAAAACACCAAGTCTAAATTCTCTTTTGGAATGCCAGCGTTTTCTGCGCGGTCATATATTTCTTTAATTGTCACCGGCTTTGATGCGGAAACTTCACCAGCGTCAGCAGCTTTTGCCGCCGCTTGCACTGTAGCTGCCAAACCATCGTTATCATAAAAGCGCGTATTGACTGGCCCCTTAACAAGACCAGCGGCCTTTTGCGCCTTAGATGGTGAAGGCACTTCACGCGCCGCGCCTAGCTCGGCATCTCTAGCTGCAAGCCGAGCGTCAACCTCGGCCTGATCAACAGGCGCTGGTTTTACTGGTTGTGGCTGTGGAACCTCTGCTTTTGGTATTTCAAATGATGGCTCAAACGGCGCATCAATAATGCTTTCCTTTAGCGTTGGGGTTCTTGTTACTTTGCTTTCCGGCGAAACACGCGCACCCTTGGCCGTTAGCGGCTCAATGATGCTTTTGGTTGCCTTGCGCGAAATTGCTGACGTTACCCCTGCGACTTGAACAAGCTCTTCCTCTGGCACAGGCTGCGTGGTCGTTGGCTGCTCATCCAAGATGGACGGCTGCTCGTTCATGTCTTTAGGTATCGCCATTGTCTGCGCCTTCCTGCTTTGCTGCGCCTAATGCTGTGATAGCCACAGGCCCAACAATACCATATTTCTCTAATATCTTGATCGCTTTATCGTCAAAGATGACATAGTTCTTTTCTACGTCTGCCTCATCTATCGCTGCGCCTCTTGAGCCAGCGGCACGATATTTAATGCCGGGGATACCAGCGTCAGAAAGCTGTTTTGACAAATCCTTTGGCATAATACCGCGCTGGTTTTTAATGCTTTCAAACAAAGTACCAATGTCAGCCGTTTTTGCCACACCATATTCGGCATAGATAGGTTCTAAAACCTTTTCAAATTTTGGTTGTTCACGCAAAGATTTATCATAATCCAGCATATCTTCTGGCTTTGGCTCAAGGCCAACTTTGTACATTTTTCCTTTTTTAACTCCTAGCTCAGTAACTGTTGAGGTGGTTTCTATTGTAGATTTTGGCTCAATAAAGTGATTGTATATAGTCTTAAACCTACTTGGCGCTCCCTGACCACTAGGCGCTAAACTTTCTACAGCCGCGCTCATATCGCGCTTGCTACTAAGACCTTGCCCCAATTGAGACAAAACTGTCGTAACATCGTCAGTTAATTCCTCTAAAGTTCCGGGGATGCCCATATCTTTAGCGCGTTGCGCAACATCTGCTATCTCTGCCCCAAAAACATCTTGAACATCGCTTGTGTAAACGCTATCTAACGCTTTACCGTTGAATATAGGCAGAGTCTCATCTAAGAGACTTATAATACTGCCGTCTCTAAACTCAAAAGTTTTAAGTGCGCCAGATTGCGTTGTTTCAACTGCATTGTCGTCTAGCGTTTGAATGTAAAAATCATAATCAGGGTCAGCAGAATTTATTTGTAATTGTTTAGTATCGCCAAACACACCTTTATTAAAGTTTATATCTAAAGCAAGTTCCCCAGCTATATTTTCTGGGGCATCCGGCACAGACTGCGGTATGCTATCTTGCCTTCTGCTTATGGTGTCCCGATAAAACTTAGCTATGTCCTCGCTATCGGTAAAATATAGACCATAACCATAAGCCTGTGCGCCCTCACCAGTGCCAATCTTTTCTAGGCTAAACTGGTCAAAGTCTGCGCCAGAACCGTGAAACGCAATGATGCCCGGCTCAGTCTCAGTTGGCGGCACAGCGGTAACTGGGTTTTCTTTTGTTGGGCTGACCAACTTACCAGCCGCAGCTAACGCCGGGTCAATCACTTCCATAGGATCAGCGCCAGACATAACGCGATCGGTAATAGGCCCACGCTCTGCCATACGCGCCTCGGCAGCTTGTCCGGCTTGATCAACGCCACGCGCAATAGCTGGCGCAGCTTCAGTTGCACCACCAACAAGAACCTTGCCAAGCGTACCACCAACAGCCGACCCAACAGTGCCAGAAACGGCCAAGCGGGTTGCTGCCTCGGCCAAGGTAGGCTGGTCGTCTGCGGCTGTCTCAACGCCCATCAAGCCACCCTCAAAGCCCATACCATAGCCAGCGCCAGCAGCCATACCTGTTTTGCCCGGCGCAACCACAGCCTTCTCGCCAACATAACCAGCAGCTTTAGCTGTAGACATCAGCATATTACGCAGGCCAGTCGTTGCTGTTTTACGCGCCATAGCTTTTGCGCCAAGCGAATACAAGCTGCCAACCGGCGTTGCGTATGTTAGCGGGTCAGCCGCCAAACCGCGAAAAGCGCGTTTGATTGTTGCGCCTTCTGTTTTGGTGTCGGCGTATATGTCCAGCATATTTAAAAAGCCATTAGCCGCATCTGGCCCAGCGCTCTCTGACATAAGGTTGTAAACTTGCACACCAAAGCCGGGAACGCTAATACCGCTTTCACCGGGGATGCCAGCAGGGCCAGCCATATTCCAGTTAAACTCAGACATAAGATCAAGGCCATACGATGCGGCTTGCTTGTCAGACCCAATAAACCGCTGCCCATCATTCATAACCTCAAACATCTTCTTTGATGTTTCGACCCATTCAGGCATCAACTTCAATTGATCTTCAGTGTATTTTGGCTTTGTTGGCGCAGGCACATCTTCGCCTGTTTCTGAAGGCACAAACAATGGTTCAGCAGGCGCAGGCGGCGCAAGGTCTTGCGGCGAGAATGTTTGAAGGAACGCTAATGCGGCTCCTTGGTGGTCGTGCATTTCTTCAAATTCATCCATTATCTTATCTCGTCTCTAAGCAAAGCCTGTTGCTCTATAAACCCTAACTTTCGTTTTATGTTTTTTAAATCATCAGCGGACAATCCAAGCGCAACTCTATTAGTGGCAAAATAATCATATTCTGAATTTTCTGTAATATCTAAATTTGGATATTTGTTTGCCAGCCCAGAAACAGTTGTATCAATCTTTTTCTGATGCTCGCTTTGCAACAATTCCTTGCGATATTCTTTTGCTATTTTTGCTATCACAGGCTTGTCCTGCAAGCGCCGATCTGGGTTTTCTTCCCACGCATCCATAGCGTCAGCAAACCTGTTCTCTACCGCATTGACAAAGCGATTGTGACGCTCGGCTTTTTTCTTTGAAACATTGAGCATACCCGGCACGATTGCTGCGTGTGCCTTTGCCTCGCGGTCAACCTCTCTGCGTGTTTCTTTTGTTGTGCTGTCTAAATATGGAACAAGACCCAAGGTTGCTTTTGGGCCAACACCAAGCGCGGCGGCTTCTGTTTGCAATTCATCAAATGTTGTTATTTGCTCTGCGTTAATCATTTGCTTGATGCGGAACTCTGCAACATAGTTTGGCGTCTCTTCTGCTGCCGCTGCGGTTTTGGCCTTCTTTAGAGCCAGTATACCTTGTGCGCTAATCGCATCGCCGTTGCTGTCAATCGCAACTTGCTCCAAACCATCTAAGGCAAATTTTTCTTCTTGAGAACCTTCGGGCGCTTCAGCAAACGCCAAGGCTTGAACTGTTGCTGATTTTTTACTTATTTTCAGACTATCTTTTTCAATTTGGTCGTCAGTGGTTTGACGCGCAGCTAGTTCTGTTCTCACACCTGACCTAAACTCAGCCTGCTGTTTGCTATCCAACATATTATACAATGGCGTCAAATCACCCATATCGCCGCTACGCAAAGCGCGGAGCCTTTTGTCTTGCGGCAAATTGATAACGTGATCAGTCAAGACACCAACTTGAACATCTGTAATCACTTTTTGAATTGCTGAAGATTGAGCCTTAGCATAAACAAGATCGCCTGTGCTAATCACAACGTCATTGGCTGATCGCGCCAAAACAGTCAACTCACCAAGACGGCTCTCAAGGTCAGCGTCTTTCTTTGTTAAAATGTCTTTTGCTCGCTCTGGTAGCGTCTGCATAAACTCATCAGCAGCAGCAATCTTAACCGCCTTATTGATAGACATTTGCGCTTCAAGCGCAGACTTGTAAACGGTTGATGCACTTGTGTTTGCAGCGGCGTTGTATTTTAGGGCTTGGTTTACATCAACCCCAGCAATAAGTTCGCTGTGAGCGTCAATCATTGACGTTAAATCACGGCGCATTTCAGTTATTTGCTCATTGCTGTATAAACCGCCGCTTTTAATTGCAGCGCTATATTCTGCTATTTTTTTGTTGGCTCTAATCTCAAGCTCAGTCGTAAGCTGCTGGGCAGCAGTCGCAGTCGTTACCGCGCCAAATATCGTATCTGGATCGCCGACAATTTCTTCAATGTCACGACCCTGCGAAATTGCGTCTTGGATTTGCTCTGCCGTTACCGGGTTCTCAAATGCGTACTTTGCCGCCTCGCGCTTGGTTTGTGCGACTTGTCTTTTGTAAACATAGTCAACCATAACATCTAGGCTTTTGCCTAAACTGCGGTAAACCTCACCCTGCGCACGACCAGCAGACACAAAATCAACATCAGGAATAGATGGTATCGAAACCCCTAATGGGCGATATTTAGGTAGTTCTGCCATTTTGCCCTATCCCAAAGTTGCGGCTTTAAAGCCAATCTCAAACAATGTGCCAACCGTCTCAGCTTGTGCGCGTTTTAGCGTTGCCTTTGCTTGCAAGCCGTACTGCATTGCCCGCGCTTCACCAGCACCAAAGGCAATAATTTCACCGTCACGGCTGTTATAAATTTCGGTTGCGCCTTTTTTCTGGGCATATAAAGCAAGCGCCCTTGCGCTGCCGCTCAATGGATCAATTCCGCCAGCGCCAGCGCGGGCGTTAATAGTCGCTTGTGTTGCCAGAATATTATCCATTACGGCAACGCCTTGCTGCTTGTATTTAAGCACCTCTGACCGCGCTTGCACTTTTGCGTAAGCGCCTTGGGTAACTAGCGCCTTTGCTTCGGTCTTGGCTACGTTGCCTGCAAATAATCCACTCATCTTATTGCCCTATACTAATTTTGTAATCAATACCAAGCAGGGTCATCTTTAGTGGAACCTCTTGGCCGATTGTTATTTGCCCATCGTAAGTATACCCTAAAATGCCGTGAAGTGTCTTGATGCCTGTGTACTCTGGCACAGAACTACCAAAGACACCTGTGCCAAACTGCCGGAACGGTATCAGCTTGCCATCAATCGTTAGCGATTGCGTCTCAAACAATTCAGCGTTTACCTCAAAGATGCGCTTCTTAAAGCCCTTTAGGGAGCCGCTGGGGAGGTTTGGCTCAACCGGCAGTGTCTTTACCTCTGGCGTAAAGTTGAGGCCGACCTGATGGCTTGTAGAGGCCGCTGTGGCAAATGTCACTGTAAATGGGCTAATGCCTACAGTTTGGTCAGGCTCAATGATGCCATCGCGGATAATCTTAACGGTGTCGCCCTCTAGGTGGCTCATGTTAACAGACGATGCCGCGCCGCCAACCACAGAACAATCGAGCAATGCGTCTGCATCAAATACCTCAACATAATATCTGTTAGTGGTGCCAATTACAAAATCAACGTCAGTCAACCTAACTGCATCGCTTGATGTGATTGTTAAATTACTACCGCCAGCGACAGTGCGTGTAATGCTGACGACATTAGCAGCAGGGTTTGGCGCGTCATACCCGGCAACAGAATTGATGGCTGTTGCCAGATTATCTGCGACTTGATCGTTAGTCAGTGCGCCGCCGACTTGAAACTCTAGCGCATTTGCTGGCGCGGCAGTTACCGCAGTAAATGTTGTTGACGTACCGGCGTTGTCGGTTAGGACAATAGTTTCGCCATTAGCTATGTTTGTTGCGTCAGTCACAGTAATTGTGGCTGTGGCATAAGGCACAATAGTTCGCTTTACAACAGTATAAATATCGTCAACATCAACGCCGATATTTATAAACTCGCCTTGAGTTGTCCACTCTGACGGCGCAATGACGTTCTGGCTGCGTAGCAATGTGTAACAGGCAATGCTGCCGTCATCGCCGTTTACAAGCATCAGGCGGTCGCCCTCATCGGTTGACGTTGCAACACGAACCGCCATTTCTTCTGGCGTCCTTAACAGATGCGATGACAGCAAAGATATCTTTGATGACGTGTAAGCCTGCACCGCGTCACTAAAAATAAACTCTTGGATTGCTTTGCCTTGACGCTGAATAAACAGCGTTGAGCCATCCACGTTCTGCAACCGCAGCCCGGCCTTTGCGCCAAAGGCAGTCTGCTGTTTGACGATCAGGTTTGTTGGCGTGATTGGCGTGTCTAGCGTTTGCGGCACATAAAATTCAGCACCGGTTGTAAATATCTGCAAGTGACGCCCAGAGTAAATATCAACAATGGCGTTAAACGTGCCAGTGTCCAGCGTGGCCTCAACAGCCGCATCATCGAGGCTCTCGCCCTTATCAAAATTAAAAAAGTCAGAAACCCGCGAACCCCAGATGGTTGATGGGCGCTGCTTGCTGCCGCCAAAATATAAGCGGCCTTCGTGGAATGTAACGCTGCGCGGCCAGCCGCGTGTCGATGACCACACGTTCTCGTAACCGTGTTCTGTCTCAAAGTCTCCGGCATTGATTGTGCTGGTGTCAAAGAATGGTATTTCAACGTAAGCCTTAACCTCAGTGGCGCTGACATATTGAGTAATACGCGCACGGCCAAAACCATTCAAAGCCACGACAAACTCATCAACCATAGCTGTGCCAAAAGCGTGAACATTATATTGGCTAGTCGCATCGGGCTGGGTCGTCCAAGCCGGAAACACTGTCAGCACCTTGGTCGCCGCAACGTAATCCTCAACGTGCCGCACCTGACCAGAGCCGGTGCCACCTGTTATCTCAATAAACATACCATTAGGCGCATCGTCTGTTGTGTAGCTAGTGGCAGCCTTTAGCGTTATTGTGTCAGCGCCGCCAGCCTGCGCTGTGCCGTTGTCGCTTGTGACGCCAGACGCGGTTAGCGTTATGTTTCCTGATGTTGCGCTCGGCGTAATATTGTAAGCCGGGATGTGCGTGTCGATGGCAAAGGCATATTTAGGCACAAAACTAAATGTGATTGTGCTGGCCGTCCAATCGCTGTCTGTTGCGCCGCGCAAAATCCTAACTGGCTCCAAATCCTCATGCACGACAATCACAGTGTCAGCGGATTGCACCCAGTTCATTTGTGGCAAGATTGCGCTAGTCAGGCTGGCAATCGTCAGATAGTCATTGCCGCTGCCATTGATGTTTGTAATTTGTGCGCCGTTTTTGAACACATACATTTTGCCCGGCGTGAATACCAGCATATAGCTGTCTGAAACGCTAAACTCAAACGACACCATCCGCACGGCATCAGCCGCGCCACTATCTAGCTCGGCAACAAACTTTGTGCCGTCACGGCGCTTTGCACCGCCCTGCGGCTGAATGCTGACGTTTCTGGCTGTTGATAGGCCAGACTTATATTGGCTAATGTCGGTACGCGCCCGCAGCTTTGGATCAAGCTCACCAGCCGTAAAATCATTCTGTATCTGAATGATGCGGCTCATGTTAGTACCTTATATCTGAGATCGGGAACTCTTGTATTTGCTGTGCTGGCCGGTCAGCGCCGTCAATGTTAATGGCAACGCGCACCAAACCGCCGCGCATATTTTCTGCTGGCGCACCATATGCCTTTGCGTGGTAATAATCAGCCTTGGTGATCTGATCAGTGATAGGCTCGGCAAATTCTGCCGCGAGCGCCATTTTTAACAACCGCACAAAATAGGGCGGAAAAGCGGCAGGCTCTGGGCGAAACTGGTAATCAATCCAGACATCTTCATAATTTGTGTAAAGGCCGAGGCTGTAAACCTCAAAGTCGCGCACCGGCAGCGCACCAATTGCGCCTGTGTTAAATACAGCTTTTGGGTTGCCGAGGATGTCGCCGGGCAATGCGTAAGTATATTTCCACTCGTTGATCGGCGTACCGGCAAGCTGCGCGAGCCTGACCTTCTTAACCGACCAAGAATAAGCATATTGCATTAAGAGTGTGTCGCGCACATCGTCATAGAGACGGTCAGCGATTTGTGCTTCATCGGTGCCAGTCGCAAACGATGAAAGCGGGGCAGCGCCCAGCATGATCAGAGCCTCGGAACATATAGATAGTTTGGTATCGCCCTGCGCCATTACGCCACTCCAAAATGGGGAAATGGGGCGGCTTGCGCCGCCCCACTATTATTAGTCTGTGTCGGTCATGCTGATGGCTGTGCCATCGGTCACATCGACCACACCAGAAGCGTTTGACGCCACCATCACAATTGACATTGTTGGTGTCGCGCTGTCGTGAACGAAGATGATGTCGCCGACTGCCAGAGTATCTGACAGGTCATTGAAATAACCCGCTGTGTTCACAGTCGCAATCGCGTCCGCTGATGTGTAAGTGTACATGCTAGGGGCGTTGCCTTTTTTGGCTGCGCCGATAACATTCCATCCTGCTGAAGAGAAAGCCATTTTCTAAACTCCTTTCTATTCAGTCGCGCTGATGGCAACGATACCTTCGGCGTCAATGGCTACTGCACCAGCAGAGAACATTGAAGCTACAAGGAACGATGTCTTTTCAGCAACGTAGTTGATTTCGGTCTTTTGGTTCATGCCAATGCCCATACCGATTGCATCTTTGTGGAATGCAAAGCATGTGCGTGTTGATGGCTTTGGCAGGCCGCCTTCGTCACGGTCGCCAATGGTGATGAACTTGAAGCCCAAGAAAGTGTCAAGCTGACCTTGAACAAGTGCTTTGACGGCAGCGTAATCGCTTGATGCGATCTTGGTGTCATCAAGCAATGCAGCCAGACCTGATGCGTGGATCAACATGCAGCGGTCTTGTGCTGGCACGTTGCCAGTGTCGAGAAGCTCTTTAGCCTCAAGCAACTTGGCAAGGTTCATGTTTGTACCCGCGCCACCAATTGTTGTAGCAACAGTCAATGCTGTACCAGAGCCAGACAGCGCATCAATCACTAGCTGATCCATACGGCGTCCGATTGCGCCTGACACTACTTGCACCAATTCACGGCGCTCATCAAAATTGATTTTCTGCTGTGAAAAGATGTCTGAGTATTCAGCAGCAATGTAATCTGACATTGTTGCGGTGACTTGTGAGTAAGACACATTCAGAGGTGTTACGTCTGTTTGTGGTACGCGAATGGTCGCGGTTCCCTTACCGATTTTTGGGAACTTGACCTGTGAGCCTTCGACATTTGTCCGCTCACGCACTACGCCAGCAAGGGCGCGTTGCGCTTGGTATGCCTGCTTAACCTCGGCATCGAACAACTGTACAAAAGCATTGGAAACGCCTACAGCCATTTCTCTATTCCTTTGTAAAAGTTAAAACACGATTTGACGCCAAACAGGTATCCTAAAAGGGCTGCGGCTTGGGCATATACGCTACGCCCCCAAGCGGGTCAAACAGGCCGCAAAGCGGGTATCTGTCAATAGGGATTGTATAAGAAAAAGCGAGGGCTGTAAACAACCCTCGCAATAGATTAGATTGTTGAGTATTCTTCGTTGCCATAGGCTTGCTCAAAGAGCTTCTCAACCTTGGCACGATACGCCGGATCACTTTGGTATTCTGGCTTTCCGACCATTGACATCAGTTCATCTTTTGATGGCGCGCCAGCGGCAGGCCCAACATCAACAGGAATGGTTTTGTCGCCGTAGTAATTGCGAACCTTTTGCAAGGCTTTCATTCCCTGCGCTGTGCCACCCATAATGCGGAACTCTTCAAAGTCATCTGCTGACCAGACGCCCTTGCGAACCAGACCTGACGCCCAGTCAGTCATTGACTTAATAACAACGTCAGCGTTTTTACCGAGTTTCTCGTATTCTTCCTTATACGAAACTTCTGCGGCTTCGGCCTCATCGCCAGCCATTGATATGAACTTGCTGGCAAGCTCCTCAAATGCCGACTGGCTTACGCCATTTTCTTTAGCCCAGTCCTTGTATGTAGCGTAAAGCTCGTCATCCTCTGGGATGCCCGCGTCTTTAAATACGCTGTCATCGTATTCATCTGGGGCTTTGTGCTTGCCTTGGCTAAATTTCTTTTGCAATTCAGCGTAGGCATTTGCCAAATCTTCTGGCTGGTTAAACTTTTCCGGCAACCACTCTGGCCGGGTGTCAGCCTCTTCAGACGCAACTGCATCACTTGCAATTGTTTCATTATCAGGCTTGATGTGTGAGATTGTGGTTTCTTCTGCTTGCTGCTGGTTATCGTCACTCTCAATTTGAGCATCGGCCAGCAGGCCATCAGTTTCATTCATAGTGATCTCGCTCTTTTCATGCGCCGCTCAATTTCCCTGACCAGACTATTCTGGCCTTCTCTAGCATAGCCGTGTGAGGCATCCTCACCGGGATACCACGTTGGCTGCTCTATCGTCAGTGATCTCAGATGAGTGAGCAGCTTTGCCCCATCGTCACTGGCGAACACGCGCAAATAGAGACGATCAACATCGTCTTTATCTACTTGCTGTTTTTCTGCAATTGTCGGGTCTACGTTTTGTAGACCTTCCCACCCTGTCGGATTATTCATTTTACACCCCTTCTGGCGGTGCCTCACCTTGTGGCATTTCGCCCGCCTCTGCTTGCGCCGCCATCTGGGCGGCCTCCATTGCCTGCTGCATCATCTCGGCGCGTTCCTCTGGCGTAGTGCGTAGGCTCGCCGGAATGCCGAGCTTGTCAGCAACGTAATCTGCAATGCTGCCAGTCTTGACAGCCATCTGACCTTCTGGGCCAAGGGCTGACGACATTTGCACCCACTGCATAATTTTCTCAATGTCGCCCATATTCTGAGCCTGCGCAATTGGGCTGACTGGCGTTACCTTTACCTCTAGCCCATTGACGCGAAGTGGCATCTCAATCATGCCGCGCTCATCCATCACATATAGGATGCGGCTAATAAGCGGCACCATAGTTTCTGTGATGAGGCGACCAAAAGCGGAGCCAAGGTTCTGCGCCAGTTCTTTCATGCGTTCTGCAATCTCTGTCGCAGACCTTGCGCTCATATTGTCGGGCGGCAGTGTGTCATCTAGCAAAATCTTTTTCACGTTCATGCGCAGATCATTGATGATAATCTGTGACACGTTGAAATCACCAGAGCGCGGCAGCATACGCAGGCTTTCACCTGACGGCCCGCCGTTACGCGCAACAGGGATAATAGCACCCGGCGCAATGCGGATTGCCTGCGGGTTTAGGACGCCATCGTCAGCCGCCGTGTAAACACCGGCAATAGACAAGCTGGCGTTTTTCAATAGCAACTCTAGCGTTTTATTCAGCGTCTTGATGTCTGGAATAGCTGTCACAAGCGGCCCGCGACCGTAAACCTCACCGGCCACCTTCATGTAACGCGCCACAATCCAAGGCGATGATTTCATGCGGCGCATCAGCAAGCCTTCTTTGCCTTCAGCCCAGATGACGTGATAGCAATAATCGCCTTCCTCTGGGTCATACAAGGTCGCCTCGACAAGCTCGATTTCTTCTGTTGGCTTGTCGTCAATCATGCGCTGCAAGCGTGGCGGGATTTCTGCGTCAGACCAATGCTGGTTGATGGCCTCGCCCTTCATGCGCATACGCCGGTAAACATTATCGACCTTGCCGTGCGCACCTTCCTCGATGCTGACAAGGTACTGCGGCACGGCAGTAAAGCGGATTGGCGTCAAATCATCGCCGGGCTGCACCAGCATACAAGCGGTTCCAACGGCCAGATCAAGCAAGAACTCGCCCATAGCCAAGTCAAAATTAGATTGGCGCAACACGCTAAACATTGTGTCGGCATACATATCCAGCGCAATCTGCGCCTCAATGCGGCGATCCTCTGGAATTTCTGGCCCCGGCTCTAAGCGGCACCACGGCGCGTAAGGTGGAAACAGGCCAGACTGGATGCGGTTCGCAAAACGCTGCGTTGCATTGATGGCGGTACTGTCAAACACACGCACCATTTTATTTTGCCCCGGTGCGCCGCCGCCCTCGTAATAGCCATCGTAAAGATTGCGTTGCGGCAAGCCGAACTCATAGCAATCTTCGTAAATCTGACGCCAGTTATCTTTGCGCCGCTGCGCCACATCGTGACGCTTTAGGATATCTTCAACACTATGCACTGGCTTTGTTCCTTTTGCTAATGGCTGCGGCCTTACTTTTGGCGTCTGCCTTGGAGCTTGCGCCCCAAGCGCGAAGCGACAAGAGCAGGCGCGTTGGTTCGCCGTTCTTATATTCCGGCCCCGGCATCCCACCCATACGCGCCAAGAATGATGCGCGGCGCGGATTGTCGCCAGACTTGACTGGCGCTTTTAGGTTCATGCCCTCGGCTTTAGCTGAAGCCCTGCCTTTGGCATTCAAGCCGCCTTTAGGGTTTTTGCCCGCCGCCCGCGTCCAAGCCGGTGATCTAGCCACGCGATGCCCTCATATTATCAACAAGGTTTGGATATGGACGCCCAGCTTTTGCTGCCGCCCGCATAGCCTTGCGCTTCTGTGCCGAGCTTAAACCTTTCGGCTTGCCCAAGCCCTTTGGCCGCTTTTTATCCCAAACCTCTTTTTTCTTTTCCATTACTTGCCGTAACCCTTGCCTTTTTTCTTTGGCATTATCCCGCTCCTAATGTTGTTTGATCTTCACCGCGACCAGCCCCGCCGCCGCCCAAACGGCTGGCGTAAAGCAAACCGCGCTGACCTGTTCTGCCGCCACGGCGCTTTCTTGCTGCGGCTGCGCCAGCTTGCGCCTTTGTTTGCTCAGGCGCAGCAGATAGTTGGTCAGCCAAACTCTTGACAGACGTGCCTGTGGCAATCTCAGCCATAGCAACAGTATCGTCTGCTTTTCCACCGCCGCCGCCCGGCAAAACCTTTTTAATTACATTACTCATATTACGATCCTAATGTTGATTGATCTTCGGCTGTACCGCCGCGAATGCTTGACAACAACATCCGGCTGCCGCCCATACGACGTGCGCGTTGACGCGACGCAAGCTGCTTTGCCTGCAATTGCTCTTGTGCCTCAAGGCGTTCCTCTTGCCGTTTCTGTGCGGCAGTCACTTCTGGCGCGACTTGCTCCGGCGTAGGCATCGCTGGCATTTTTGGTTTGAAAAGATTGCTCATTCGTAAATCCTTGCGAACATCATGTGATCTATACCGCCCGCACCATATTTGCGCATGACGCCTTCTGGCGTGAATTTTAACACCTTTGCCCACCTCATCGCAAGCTCGTTTTCCACGTCAACCGTGATCTGTAATCTTTTTAATTGATGT